CTGAAAAAGGGTCTCGCCGAGGCTATGGCACTCGTCCGCCGGTAAGCCGCGCCTTCCGCAGATGCAGAGCACCCGCCGGTACTCTGATACTGGTCGTGCAATCGACCACTCCGGGAGACTGAAATACAGGAGAGATACCTTGAAAGAATTTATCACCGCCGCCAAGTCCGAAGACGAGGTTGAAGAAGGCTTCACCTTCAAGCACAACGGACGCGAGGTAACCTTCTACCGTCCTTCCGACGGACAGCAGACAATGATGCTCGCAATGGGCGGGCGGGGCATGAGCCCCGAGGCCGTCGGTACGTTCATCCACCTCTGGATCAACCTTGGCGACGACGACACCCAGCGCTATTTCCAGGACCTCCTGCTTGATCGCAAGAGCGGCTTCGACATCAACAGCAAGGGTGGCATGTTCGACATCTGGGAGTGGCTTACTGAGGAGTGGTCGGGAAAAGATTCCCAGAAGCCGTCCGCCTCGCGTGCGTCGCGGCGGGCAACTGGCGTCAAATCGACGGCTACTACTCCGGCAAAGGCGTTGACCTCCTCGCGCTCCCGTACCCGCGCTTCCTGAATGTCATCTACCACTGGGCAATGACGCACCAAAGCGACGAGGACGCCCGGCAATGGGCGGCTACCCTCGCCGATCCGCTCCCCGGGTCACCGGACGTGCTGGATGGTAACGAAATTGACCAGCTCAAGAACCTCTAAGCAGTAAACGAAAGGACGGGTCACCGTGGGTTTTGGACGCGAAGTAGCTGACGCGTATATCAGTGTCCACGGTGACCTGTCCCCGTTCCGCCGGGACCTCGAAAAGGCCAACGGCAAGGCTGAGAAGGCCGCGATTGAGAACGCGGACAAGTGGGCCGATGCGTGGGGCAAGCGCATGGGCGACCAGCTCACCAAGCAGTGGAACTCCGTCATCGACTCCGTGTACTCCGGCGACAAGCTGGACTTCCGCAAGATGATCGAGAACTTCGACGGCCACGACCTTGATGCGGCGTCGGAGAAAATCCATACCCTCATGGACAAGATGCTGGAGAACGGGAAGCTCACCGGGAAACAGCACGCCGCCAACCTCGAAGCCATCGACAACGAAATCAAGGGACTCCAGCGTCAGGCGTTCATCGAGAAAGACCTCGCCAACGACCGTGCCATGTGGGACCGGGCGCACCTCATCATGATGAGCCAGCTCGCCGACGCCCGCGAGAAGGCCGCCAACGCCGAGAAGGCCACGTGGGATGAGGCCGCGCGTGAGAACGAGCGCTGGTCCCGGACCCTCGACGGCCTGCGCAAGAACAACGCCATCGCCGCCATGGAGGGCGACTTCCGCAAGCTCGCCGACGTCATGAAGGCCGCCGACATGGAGGGCTTCGCGAAGGGCTTCGACAACCTGCATCAGGCCCGCGCCCGCATCTACGAGGTCACGGCCGCCATGGAACAGCAGGGCCGGATGTCCCGGGAGCAGTCGGAGAAGATGCAGAAGGACATCAACGACTACATCCAGTCCGTCAACGACATGAAGAAGGCGGAGCGGGACGCCGCCGACGAGAAGTCCAAGATCACCAAGGACGCCCTCGACGAGACGAACCGGCTCCGCAAGGCGCAGGACGAGTACAACGCCTCGCTCAACGGCATGGCCCGGAACTTCCACTTCTCCAAGCTGGAGAACGACTTCCGCAACCTCGCCGCCGCCATGGAGTCCAACGACTGGTCCCACTTCGCGCGCGGCGCCAACGACATCGAGCAGATGCGCCGGAACATCGCCAACACCGCGGGCGAGATGCACCGCCTCGGGCGCATGACCGACACCGAGTACGGCCTCATCCTCGAACGCGTGCACGAGGTGAACCAGTCCTTCCGTGACGGGGAGCGGAACCTGAACGGCCTGCGCAACGCCGCGTCCCGGGCCAACAGCGTCTTCTCCCAGCTCGGCCAGTCCACGAAGGGCCTGCGCGAGCACCTTCAGGGCTTCGCGGGCCTGAACGTCTTCGGCGACATGATCGAAGGCGCACTCGAATTCCTCCACAACCTTGACCGGATCGCGGTGTCCGCGTCCCTCACGTCCATGAAGCTCAGCTCCATGGCGTCCGTTGCCGGGTCCAGCCTCGCCGGGCTGTTCGTCATCGCCGACGACCTCGGCAAGACCATCGGCGGGCTCGGCGCGCTGGTCCCCGCGTTCGCGACCGGCTTCGGCTTCATGGCCTACACGGCGATGACGGCCCTTCAGGGCATGGCGAAGAAGTACAAGACGGAAATCCTCCAGTGGAAGGAGGACATGTTCACCCAGCTCCAGAAAGGCCTCCAGCCTGCGCTGGACCGCTTCTCGAAGGTCATGCTCCCGACCCTGAAGAAGAACCTCAACGACGTCGCCGCCGCTGAGGGCCGCCTGTTCGGTGCCATCCTCGACGGCATCACCGCGTCCAACGGCCCGGACAAGATGAACCTGATGTTCAAGCGCATGAACGATGCGATGGACAAGTCCCACGCCGGGGTGAAGTCCTTCATCAACGCGTGGTCCACCCTCGGCCTCGTCGGCACCAAATACTTCGACCGCTTCGCCGTCTGGTTCAACAAGCTCGGCGCCTCCTTCGACGCGTTCATCACCAAAGCCGAGAAGTCCGGGCAGATCGACAAGTGGATCGAGAACGGAATCAAGGGCTTCAAGGACCTTGGCCGCACCATCGACGGCACCATGGGCATCTTCAACGCCATCGCCGACGCCGCCCGCAAGGCAGGGAACGGGGGCTTGTCGGAGTTCGCCGACAAGCTTCAAGGCATTGCCGCCGCCATGCAGTCCGACCGGTTCCAGAAGACCCTGACAATGTTCATCTCGGGCCTGAACATCTCCACCGCGAACCTCGGCGAGGCAATCCGCAACCTTGGCCCGGCGTTCGAGTCGATCATGCCGTCTATCAAGCTCTCCATGATCAACGTCAGCGAGACCGTCTCCACCCTCATCGGCTACGTCGGGCAGATCATGTCGAACCCGCTGGTGCAGAAGGGCCTGACGGACTTCACGAACGGCATGAAGCAGGCCATGGACATCATGGCCCCCGCGGTGAAGCCGTTCGCGGACTCCCTCGGCAACGCCCTGACCCTGCTCGGCAAGATCGACGTGTCCGTCGCGAAGATCGTCACGGCCTTCACGGTCGAGCTGTCCCCGATCTTCGACCAGATGTCCATCAAGGTGCAGACCGTGCTGGAGCCGCTGTCCGGTCTGGCCGTAAAAGCAGTCGACGACCTGAAGCCCGTCATTCAGGCCATCGACACGTACATCGTGAGCCCGCTGGCTGATGCCCTGAAGGCCAATGTCATCCCCGCGGTCGCCGACTTCCTCGGCAAGGCAGGCCCGTTCCTGTCCAAGGTCGTCACGGACCTCGGCCCGTCCTTCAAAATCCTCGTCAACGACGTCCTGCCGCCGCTGATCATCCTCGCCGGGCAGGTCCTGGAACCGCTGGGGAAGGTCTTTGACCTGTTCACTCCGACACTGGCAACGACGATGGACAAGATCGGCACGTCCCTGAGGAACATCACCAACGACATCAAGGTGTTCAAGGGCGAACTGCCCATCGGGGAGCTGTCCCTGTTCAAAGCCTTCGACCCGGAGAAGCTCAAGACGGACGGCGAGGCGGCCCGGCAGTCCATCAAGGACAACCTCTCCGGCCGGGGCAACACCTCCAGCTGGTCCGAGATTATTTCCGGGGCGTTCTGGGGCGAGAAGCCGGACGTGTTCTGGGCCAAGGTCTGGTCCAAGGTCGGACCCTCCGACGCGGGCGCGAAGAAGTGGGACGACTCGGTCGGCAAATGGCTGGAAGGTGCCCGGTCCGGGATCGTGGACCTGTTCCGCGGCGCGATGGAACCGGGCGGATTCAAGGAGGTCACGAACAAGTGGTTCGAGGACACCATCATCAACCCGGTCAAGGACGCCTTCGGGAACTTCGGGAAGAACAACGAGCAGCTCAGCAAGGACCTGCTCAAGAACCTCGATGACTGGTGGAGCGGCATCAAGGGCATGGCGCAGGACTGGCTCAGGGGCATCTTCGGGTTCGGCAAGGACACCTCCAAGGGTGACAACGCGGCGAATATCACCGGCGGCGGCGGCGCGGGCGGCAAGGGCTCCGGCGTCATGGGCAAAATCACCGAGGACATGCTCGGCAATACCACCGACCCGAAGCCCCTTATTCAGCAGTGGTTCGACGGTGCTGTCAGCGCGTTCAACGACGGCGTCGCGAACATCGGCGCCACCATCGCACAGTTCGCCTCCGACGTAACAACGAACTGGAACAACTTCTGGGGCGGCGTCGGACAGACGGTCTCCGCAGTGTGGCAGAGCGTTGTTGACTGGGTCACCACGAAGGCGGGTGAAGTCAAGGCCAACATCGACACCTTCGTTGCTGACTTCACCACGAACTGGAACAACTTCTGGGGCGGCGTCGGCGACAAGGTATCGCAGACGTGGAATTCCGTCGTCACGTGGATCACCACGAAGGCAGGCGAAATCCAGACGAACGTCTCGAACTTCATCACCACCGTCACCGCGAACTGGAACTCGTTCTGGTCCGGCGTCGGTGACAAGGTCTCGCAGACATGGACGTTCGTGACGCAGTGGATCGCCCAGCAGGCCGGGCAGATCGGCGCGAACATCGGCAACTTCATCGGCACCGTCTCCTCCAACTGGAACTCGTTCTGGTCCGGGGTCGGCCAGAAGGTGCAGGCCACATGGGACTTTATGTGGGGCTGGATCGCCGCCAAGGTCGGTTCCATCTGGGCCAGCATCTCCGGCTTCGCGGGTCAGGTCAGTGCAGGCTGGTCCAACCTCTGGAACAACGTCGGTCAGGTCGCGTCCGGGGCGTGGAACTGGATCGTTTCGACCATCTCAACCGGCGTGAACAACGTCATCAACTGGGTCAGTGGCCTTCCCGGGCGGATCAGCGGGGCCATCGGCGATGGCTGGAGCCTGCTCCAGAACGCCGGTGCGGCCATCATGGGCGGCCTGCGCCGCGGCCTCGAAGATGCGTGGAGCGGGGTGCAGAGCTTCGTCGGGACCATCGCGGACTGGATCGCCCAGCACAAGGGTCCGATCAGCTACGACAAGACCCTCCTCGTGCCCGCCGGTCAGGCCATCATGTACGGCCTCGAAACGTCGATGCGCTCCAGCTTCGTCTCCGTCATGGACTTCGTCTCACAGATGGCAGACATGATGGCCGGTGCGTTCGGCTCCTCGAAGATGTACATCGCCGGGAAGGATGCGTCGCAGGGGCTGGCCGACGGCCTGCTCGCGAACAAGTCCACCATCGCCGCCGCGTACTCGGACCTCGGCTCACTCGCCCCGACCAGTCTCGGCAGGATCGCCGTCACCGGAACCGGGGCGGCCGGGGGTGCCGACCGGTCGTCAGGTACGGGTGCTGTCATGGCCCCGGGCGCGGTGCAGGTCTCCGTCACCACCGCGGCAACGGACCCGAACATCGTGGCCAGCAAGGTCTCGGACACCATCGACGATGCGCTCGCGCGCTTCTCGGCACTGTAGGAAGGCGCCATGTATAACGGCTGGTTGGAGTACGCGGGGATCGAACTGATCAACGCGGCCCGGACGAAGAAGTACCTCACCACCCTCCTGAAGGGGCTCGACGTCCGGTGCGACACGACGGGCCTGCTCTCCGCGCTGGGCGACACCTCCTACGTGTCCCCCACGGCGGACGGTGCCCCGTGGTACAAATCGACGCGGCCCGCGACCGCCCGGTTCTACGGCCTGTTCCCCTCCACCATGCGCGGCGAGGAGGACTCCTCCCGGGGCGTGTCCGTCATCGAACTGTCCGGCGACGGGGCCACCTACTCCAAGCCCCGCTACGGGTCACGGGAAATCCGGATCAGCGCCGTCGCGTTCGCCGCCGACGATGAAGCCATGGGGGAGGGGCTGGCATGGCTGAGGGATGTGCTGGACTCGGGGGAGTGCGCGGAGACGACCGGAGCGTGCTCCGACAACGACCTGCGCATGTACCTCGCCCAGCCGACCAACGGCGCATCCGACAACCACATGCTCCGCACCTTCATCCGCACCGAAGTCCTCGACAACGTCTCCGTCACGAAGGACTGGGGCTCGAAGGCGTGCGTGGCGAAGACCGTCGAGTTCATCTTCACCGTCGGGGTGCCGTGGGCGTTCACCCCCCAGACCCTCGTCGGCACCCTCGACATGGGCACCGGCACCGCCTCCTTCACCGACCCGACCGGCGAGGACTGCTACAGCTCCACCAACGCCTACACCAACTTCATCAACGACCCCTACTACACCGGGATCGTCCAGCCCCCGGCGCCGCCGAACATCAAACCCCCCAACGTGACGAAGCCCGCGTCGTGGCGGCGGAAGACCCTGCCCGTGACGCAGTCGGAAGTGGACCGCTGGGGCCGGGTCGCCCCCGTCGTCACCGTCGCCACCGGTTCGGGCGGGGCCGCGCTGGTCCGGATCCGGTTCTACGGGACCGGGTCCACCCTGTCCGGGTGCGGGTACGAGGGGGAGTTCTATATCTCCTACATCCCGCCGAACTCCACCATGATCCTCGATGCGATGCGCAAGGAAGTCACGGTGGTCCGGGCGAACGGTGCGGTGGTCCCCGGCGGGCAGCTCGTGTACGGCTCCGACGGCCTGCCGCTGAAGTGGCCCTCACTGGGGTGCTCGTCGTCCTACACCATGACCGCCGACATGCTCTCGGGGCAGTCCGGGATCAGCGTCATGCTCGAATCTTCGGTTAGGGAGTAGCCCCGTGGCACTGTCATGCGAGACGCACACGGCCTTTATTTACGACCGGGGCGGGTTCCGTCAGATGGTCGCGCTGACCCCGCTGTACCGGGTGAAGTGGGAGCGCCGCCGCGACGACATCTCCACCGCCGTCGTATACCTGTCCACGCCCGGGAAGAAGTGCGCCGAACAGCTCGGGCTGGTCGAGACGGGCCGGGTGGAGCTGGTCATTTTCCGCGGCACCGAACGGGTGTGGGAGGGGCCGGTGAACCGAGTCGCCTACAAGGGGCAGACTGTGGAGATTTACGCCTCCGACGTCATGTACTACGTGAACCGGACGGCGATGCGCGGCGAGTACGACAACCGCTACCCGAACACGACCTACACCATTGACCGGGTCCAACACATCATGACGACGGAACTGGCCCGGAAGGAGGCCATGGACCCGGCGTACAACATCCTGCCGAATGTCCAGTACCTCTACTCGACGCCTCGCACGGACTCCCGCACGGCGGCGCACACCCTGCCGTACCAGATGAGCGTCTTCGACCACATCGACGAGTACGCGGCCCGCGGCGGTCTGGACTACACGGTCATCGGCCGGTCCATCCTGTTCTGGGATGTGCATGAACCCATCGGGCAGACGGCCATGGTCGGCGCGGATGACTTCCTCGGCGACCTCATCATTACCCAGTACGGCGCTGAGCTTGGCACGCAGATTTACATCTCCGACGGCAAGGGTCACCACGGCGAGTACGGCGCCGTCGATCCTTACTACGGTGAATGGGAATGGGTTCAGCAGGCGTACAGCGAAAACACGGGCAGTGCCGCGACAGCGACGGACCCCACCGTCGGTGAGATGAACTCTCAGGCGTCACGCATCTGGTCGCAGTCGAAGATACCGCCGCTTGTCGCCCGCGTGCCGGACAACACCACGATCAACCCTGCCGGTGTTCTCACTCTCGCGGACCTTGTCCCGGGCACGTGGGTTCCTTTGACGGTTGATGTGCCGGGTCGCACCGTCTCGCAGATGCAAAAGCTGGATAACATGGCGGTTGAGGAGACCGCGGGCGCTGGGGAGGTCATTACTGTGACTCTGTCCCCCGCCCCGATCCAGACATAAGAGGAGAGGACCGCCTGTGTCCATGCAACACCCCCGCGACTTCCGCGAATGGCAGAGGTACGTCGAGCGCGGACTGACTCAGGCTCAACGCGGCACTTCTATCGCCATCGCGCACACCGATGAGAAGACTGCGACCGTCGTCGACGAGATTGACAGCTACAAGAATCTGACGCCGACGGCTCCTGTCGAGCTTAACTACCAGACGTCCACCTACATCGACGTCAATGGCAAACGTCGCGGGCGCGTTGTTGTCGACTTCCCGGACGTTGTCCTCTCCACCGACGCGCAAGCCCTGACCGTCAGCAACTATGAGCTGTCCGGGCAGGATCAGGGAAGCTCGCCGCTGGACGCGTGGCGAACGCTGGCGACCTCGGATACGTCCTCGCTCATGGCGATGGACTTCGCTCCCGGTGCGATCTGGAAGTTCCGGGTCCGGGCACTGTCGGGCAACTTCACCAACGCGGGCCAGTGGTCCGCGGAGACGCAGGTGACAATCACCTCGGACACCACACCCCCGCCCCAGCCCTCAACCCCTGTCGTCACGGCCACCGGCGGCACCCTGAAGGTCACATGGGACGGCAAGGACGTGGGCGGCAACCCGATGCCCGCTGACTTCGACCGGCTGGAAGTCTACTTCGCGCTCACCAGCTCCCCGACGGTGAAGGTCACCAGCTTCTACGAGGCGTCCTTCGACGTGTTTCCGAAGTCCGCCT